ACCAACAATCTTCTTTGCTTACGAGAGTCCCTATCAATTCAACACAGTGGATAACCCATACAAGTGTAAACTTCCATTCATTGGTAGAATATTCAACAACATCAACAGTAAGCCAACCTCACTTGTTGATCTCATTAAGCCCTATCAATACCTCTACAACATCATCTGGTACAGACTAGAACTGGAATTTGCTAAAGCAAAAGGTAAGAAGTTTGTAATGGATATTGCTCAAATCCCAAAAAGTAAGGGATGGACAGTAGAGCAATGGATGTATTACTTTGATACTCTGGGTATTGCATTTGTAAACTCAGCTGAGGAAGGTAGAGAAGGAGATCCAAATTCCATATCTAAGTTTAACCAGTTTACTGGGATAGATATGACCCTCAGTAACTCAATCAATGGATACTTCTCAATGCTTAATAAAATTGAGGAAGCAGTAGAAAATATTACTGGTATCTCTAGACAGAGAAAAGGTCAAATTAATTCTTCTGAGACTGTAGGAGGTGTAGAAAGAGCTGTAGTACAAAGCAATGCATTAACTGAGATATACTTTCATGAGCATTCTATGGTTAAGGAAAAGGTCTTAGAACATCTTTTAGAGATAGCTAAGATTGCATATGCAACTAGTGAGCATGGTAAACTTGTTTTTGATGAATTCTCTAGAACAATCTTAAATACCAAATCATTGATTAATACAGACTTTGGTTTATATGTTTCTGATAGTATCAAGGATAATGCAATCCTAGAACAACTTAAGGGACTTGCTAAAGAAGGTATTGCTTCTGGAACTCTACAATTCTCTAACTTTGTTACTCTCCTAAAATCCAACTCTATTGCTGAGGTAGAATCTTCCATTAAACAATCTGAGGAAAGAAAGATGAAGATGCAAGAACAACAATCTCAAGTTCAGCAACAACAAATTGAGAGTGCTGAGAGGATTGCTAGAGAGAAGATGGATAGGGAAGAAGCTCAGAAACAACTTGATAGAGAGGCTAGACTTAGAGAAGCTGAGATTAGAGCTCTTGGAACTGTTGGTATGAGTAATCCAGATGTTAATCAGAATATGATTCCAGATGTTATGGAACAAACTAAGGTAGCTTTACAGCAATCTAAACAACAGTTTGATCAGGTAGAAAGACAGCAAAAACTTGCTATTGAGAAATCTAAGATGCAAATACAACAAGAAATGCAAGCTAGAGAGAATGCTCAACAAGATAGAGTTCATGCTGATAATATGAGGTTAGAGCAACAAAAACTTGCACTCAAGAAAGAAGAGATTGCAGTTAAGAAAAGAGCTCTTAAGTATAAACCAAAAAGTAAATAGCGTATAAAAAATAAAAATATATAGACATGGCAAAATCAAGTAATACCCCTAAAGAAGAAGTTAAAGTAGAATCTCCAGTTGTAGAAACTCCAACTCCTGAAGTTACTCCTGTTGTAGAAGAAAAGAAAGAGGAAGTTGTAACTCCTGTAGTAGAAGTTAAACCTGCTATTGATAAACAAGCTATTGTATCTAAACTTGCAGAATTGGCTTCTATCTTTAGACAACTTTATGGAGAACAATTGAATCCTGTATTTGCAGAGATTCATAAGTCTCTCTCTAATGCACAGTATAAGATTATGCAAAACCTTTAAAATATATGGTAAAAATTAAGAAATACCAAGATGGTACATCTGAAACAAAAGGTGTTCCCTTTAGTGAAAGGTTTGGAAAATTTATGGGAGAACATGGCGGAAAACTTACTTCTGCAGCAACTGCTTTAGCTCCTTTACTTATGAAGCAACCAGATCCAAATGAGAGGCCATATAAAAAAGGTACCAACTTAATTAAATATCAAAAGGGTAGAGATAGTGTTAAAGCTCAAGAATTCTCAGATCCTGAAGTATCAGAAATTGTAAAATATATTCAAAGTGAGGGAAACTCTGTTAGTGAAAAATTACCTCCAGTAGATACTATAGTAGGTAAAAGAGGTAATAAAGTTACTCCAACTATAGAAGATACAAATAAAAAAATGCTTGAGGATCTTGGTGAAATTCCTGCTGAGAGTAAAGGTTATAGTGGTACACAAACAGGTTTAATGGGAGGTATTGCTGGAGTGCTTAAAGCAATGAAAATGTATAAAGGTAGAGGAAAAAACTTAATAAATCCTATTGGTAGTGCAGGATCATATTTCTTTCCTTTTGGTGTACCTTTAGTTAATATACACACACATACCTCAGAAAAAGCTGGTGAAACAGAAACTAATTGGAAAAATACAGCTATACAAACAGGTGCAGATTTATTAGGTGTATTTGCTGGTAGAAAACTTTCTAGGGGTATGATTAGACCCATTCAAGAAAAACTTGCTCAAAATAAAAAGCTTAAGGAGGATGTTAAAGAATATAAAGAAAAAGCAAGTAAATATCCTGAGAGTTTAATTACTTGGAATAAAGAATTAGAAGAAGCTAAAAAGAAAGATTTTTCTATGCCAATGGCTGAAAAATCAAAAAGAATGCAAGAAGTTAATAGTGGTGATAGAAAATATGCTACTGAAGAAGCTGAAGTTCTTTCTAGAAAACCTAAAAAACCAAGTGCTAAAAATATTGATCTTCCTAAACCATTAATGGAATTATATGGTGAGAGTTTTAAACAGGAAGGTAGGAAATTAGCAAACACATTTGGTTTTAGTCCTTTAAAAAATCTTTCTGTAAAAGAAGAAGAAGAATTTGTTAGGAGATCTAAAGGAAAAGTTAAAAGTCTTTCTGATTTAGAAAGAAAAATACAAAGAAATGAAAAAAATACCAATATTGGTACAGGAGCATTATTAGGGGGAGCTGCTTTAGGATCAGGAGCTTTAATAAAAAGAGCTATAGATAATAAAAAAGAAGAAAAGAAAAAACAAAAATCTAATAAATAATATTAGATAGTATAATAATTTCCGTATAACAATTTAAAATTAGAACAACATGTTTGGTGATTTTGTAGAAGAAGAATTAGAAAATGTAAAACCTACTCCTGAAGAGACAGGTGTAGAGGAGGAAAATCTTGAGAATGCAGATGACTCTTATGAAGGGGATTCTGAAGAAGAACAAGATAGTGATGGAGAGATTAGCGATGAGGATAAAACCCCCTATCAGATTCTTATGGAAGATCTGGTAGAGAAAGGAGTTTTATTTGCGAATGAGGACAAGGAGTATGATGTCAGTGAAGATGGCATTCAAGAACTCCTTGAGGACACTGTAAATGCTAGACTAGCTGCTACATTCCAAGAGAATGAGGAGTTAGCAATGCTCTATGATATTGTACAGAATGGAGGTACTATCCAAGATGTAATGCAAATTTATGGAGAAGTAAATTACAGTGAGTTGGATATGTCTGATGAGGGGACACAAGAACAAGTAGTAATTGATTACTATATTGCTAAAGGTCTCTCAGAAGATAAAATAGCTCGTCTTATTAATACTTCTAAAGATGATGGAAGTTTTGGTGATGAAGTAAAAGAAGCTTACACAGCTCTTGTCAACTCTCAAAAAACTCAAATGCAAGAATATCTTAATTCCTTAGAACAAAGGAAGGTTGAAGAAGAAGAGTATATCCAAGAACAAATGGTAACTCTTAGACAGACAATCAACAGTATTGAAGAGATACAGGGATTTAAGATGGATAAAAGAACCAGAGATGATTTCTTTAACTATATGACACAACCTACTAAAAGTGGTATGACTAGGTTACAGGAAGATGCTCAGGATTATGAGAAACAATTAGTGATGGCCTTTATGTATTACACTAACTTTAATAGTGAGGACTTACAGAAAAGAGCTACTACTAATGTTGCTGATAAACTCTCTAAAGCTTTGAAGTCTCAGAAGGATAGTAATATTCGTTCAGGATCTTCTGGTAGTAAGAGAAATAGTAATATTGATGACTTTGATGATATTATCATATAAGTATAAATAAATTGTAAAACCTTAAAACAAAATAAAATAAAATGGATGTTAATGTAAATTCGAGTAATCTTCCTAGGCTCATTGATGCTAGGGCGGTATCTGGTGCACTGACTGACAGCAATAAGCTGGATCAGTTGCTCCTTCGTAAGCCTTTCCAATTTGGACAGGTAGTATCTTACCTTTTGGGTAAGCAGTATGGTCACTCTCTCCAGTGCTTGACTGAAGCTCTTGGTAGAATTGAGGAAAAGGAAATTGATAGCAATATCTATCAGTGGGATGTAGCCTACATGAATGATAGAACTATCAAGATTACTGCTAATGCCAACACTTCTGCTAACCTTGGTCTTAACTGTTCTCCTGTTCAGTTGACTTTGGAAGAGAAATGGTTCTCTGGTATTGATAAAGTAAGAACAGATTCTGGTGCTCTTGTAAACATCATTGCTGATCCTATTCAGACTGGTAATGGATGGCTTTACACTTTCCAGTTCTCTGATCCTGCTATGTATTTTGACCCTAATGATGTAATTGTAGGTGCAAAACTTAGCCGTGCATATTCTCCTGTATCTGAGATGTCAGACAGAGGTGGTTGGGTAGATTTCTTCTCTCCTGCCAAGTTTGAGAACTACTTCACTACTCACAGAATTGAGCATGCTATCTCTGCTGAAGCTATGAAACAAAAGATTGCTATTGAGCTTACCAAGTCTGATGGATCTAAGACTTTCTCTTGGATTGAGAAGGCTAAGTGGGAAGCTATGGCTCAACTCTTGAAAAGAGAAGAGATTGCTCTTATGTATGGTACTATGTCTAAAGGTAATGTACTTGGACCTAATGGTAGACCTATCATTGAAGGTGCTGGTCTGAGACAACAAATCTCTAACAGAAACAAGCAGACTTATAACAGACTGTCTTATGATATGTTGCAAGACTACTTGATGAACCTCTCTTGGATTGCCAATGGTCAATCTGGTGGTGACTTCAAGTTTGTTATGATGACTGGAAGACAGGGTATGATTGAGTTTGATAGAGCTATCCAAGAAAAAGTTAAGAACCTCTCCATCAAAGTTTATGAAGGTGGACAGTTTGTATCTGGCTCTGGAATGAATATGAGCTTTGGTTCTCAGTTCAAAACTTGTATGTTCCCTAATGGTCTTGAGGTAACT